GAAGTAATGACTGGCGATGATTACGATTTCATTATCGTAACTTTTGAACATAACGAAAAGCTTTCTGAAATTGAGCGACAAAGTATTTTTCATTGAGGTTGACGGCCAAGAGTACGGTACAGATTGGCAAAGAGCGGCTAAGTATTTGACAATGGACGCGTCAGGGACTGGAGAGATGATTGAGGTTTTGGAGTACCAGCGGCTTGCAAAAAATGCCAAGGACGAAAAGAAATTTTCATTTGGAGCTTTAGACTTCAACTTTGGCCTCCAGCAATTGGCCGTAATGATGCGCAAAAAGGGGGAGGCTTTGCCTTGGAATAGGTCAGAGCTTGAAATTTTTGTGAGTCAAAGAAAAGAGCTTTTCTCAAAGAAAGTGACGTGTGAAGATGTACACAAGTTGCGTTTTTTTTTGACCAGTTCATTCAGAACCTGGAACAAAACCCAAGGTATAAACTCTTCTGGAGTCCATACAAATTCCAGTCAAAAGGGGATCATTCGGAAATCGACAAACAACGGATCGAAAAAGCGGCGCAAGCGTTTGAGTTGATGGGCTGGTACTTGCTAGTTGACGAATATGTAAGGGAGTCAACCGATACATGGGAGGACGTTTGGAAAATGCCTTTTGAAGATTTTGTATTTTTTCAATCGCTTAAAAATGGAAGAGCTTAAACCACTGGACACAATGAAAAATGTTTACTCACTGAGGGAGTTTGGCTATCAATTGGCCAACAACCCCAATGTGCAAATACAATATTTTTTTTGTTGGCATATCGTTCTTTACATTGGAAGTAAAGAGCTTTTTTACAACTGCTTAAACTAAATGGAATGAAAATACTGACCAAAGCTGAGTTTGTGGCCATTTGCAGGAAAATAGTTGTACAGATGGGGCAACACCCAAACATGACCAACGATCAACCAGGGCGGCTCAATACGTTTGTTGGATTTGTTGACGCTGAGCCATACGACAAGAGCCCAACTTTTGGCGCTTATTACGCTGACTTTTTGGCCGGGCGTTTCTGGAGTCGTGATTGGGTAGCGGGCGGGGCTGATCCTTCGCAAATGGTTGGAAGTTACCCGGCAATTATTGCTTGGGAAAATCAATCTGAATTTTTGAAAATGGACGGCAATACTTTGCGTACAACGCTTTATCTCCTCTCCATCGATAAACTACACTGCGAAGGATGCCCAACGGAGCAACTGACGCCTGAGGACGTTTACAAGAATGCTCTTTTCTGGTTGCGGGCTTTCATTCATCAAATGTTTTTGCACCAGGTAATACAAGTTTTTCCAAGCGGGGAATTTTTATGGATGACCCAAGACGAAGCGCAAGAAATGGTTGACAGAGGGGAAATAAATAATTTCTCAGTTGTTGGCCAACGCCTTTCCGCCTGGTTATCTACTGGCAAAGCAACAGCCGTATCTAAATGGAGCGATGGAGAAAAGGGAGCCGGGGCGCTACGTGGTTACATTACAGAGTTGACGGTTGAATATTGTGACCCATTGGAGGTTATCACTGACACAAAGCCATTGAATTACACGCGGGTTGCAGTCGTAAAATGTGAGTCATGTTGAGGAGAATTTTGACCTTCAAAGAAATCATTGACGTTGCATTGGATGCAGCGGAGGAGATGATTGAGGAGGGGATAAAGGAATTGATTGAACAGGGACACAAAGACACGGGGCGCGGCATTGACTCATTAGTTGCAAAGGTTGCCGAAAACGGCAAAGATCGGCTGACTATTATCATTGAGGGCGAAGGATATTTAATAGATTTGGATACAGGTGTTGAGCCATCAAAAGTTGACGTTTCGTTGGAGGCACAAAAGCGGCTTTATCCTTGGGCAAAACGTAAACTTGGCTTTAGCGCTTCACCCTCAAAGGTGAGGCGTTTTGTATTTCTGGTTGTCAATAAAGCGGCTTTTGTTGGGTACCCATTACCAGGGTCTTACAAGTTTTCTAAAAATGGCCGTCGTACTGGTTGGATTGAGTTTGGAATTGACGCCAAAGCCAAGGAAATCATTGAGGAAAAGCACCGGATTTTTGACCTATTGGTTGAAAATTTTGACCTAGTCTTCCAACAACTTGCCCAAGAGGCACGAAAATTGACTACTAATGGCTAATGAGATTATTTACAAAGTTGAGTACAACGGCATAAAAGAGGCGATCACAAGCCAAGAAGCGCTCACCAAAGCCATTAAAGGCACCACAGAGGCACGAAACGCGCAAGACTTTGGTACGGACGAATACAAACGCCTAAACACTCAGCTTGGAGCCCTAAAGGCCATTAGGGAGCAATTGAACAGAGAGGAACGATTAGCAAAAGAGCAGTACAAGCAAACTCAGGATGCCGGGCAACGATCATACCGGGCAATAAATGCGGAGCTTGTACGGCTGAGGAACACGTACAAGGACTTCACAGAGGAGGAGCGAAACTCCCCTATTGGAGAAAAGACAATAAAGCAAATCCAGGCTCTTGATAAGGAGCTAAAAGGCATCGATGAACAGTTAGGAAACTTCCAACGCAATGTTGGTAATTATAAAGGGGCAATTGGTGACGTGTTTAGTCAGTTGTCGGGTTTTGATATTGCGGCCTTGGCCACTGTACCAACGGCCTTGGCGGCGGCGGCTGAGGTTGCAATTGAAGTGGGGACGGAAATTTTCAACTTAGTAAAGGGTATCCGTCAATTGCGCGGGGAAATCTCAATTTTGGTTGAAGGTACTGACGAAGAGTTGGACGGATTCACGGCGCGTGTAAAGGCCATTTCTGACACCTTTGACCAAAGTACGGAGGAGATTATAAAAACGGCCAACGCGGTCTCCAATGCTTTTGATATTTCTTTTGGCCAAGCCCTCAGTAAAATTGAGGAGGGATTTGTTGCAGGCAGCAACGCAAGCGGGGAATTTTTACAGTCAGCGTCAGAGTATCCCAAGCTATTTGAAGAGGCGGGCTTTAGTGCTGACCAATTCTTTAAACTGATCAACGACCAATCCACACTTGGCGGTTTCAGTGACAAACTTGTTGACACGGTCAAAGAGGCGTCAATAAGCTTGAGAGAGTTGACACCCGCAACCCTCGCAGCGCTCAAAGGTATTGGCATTACAGAGCAACAAATTACTCAGGTCATTGGTGACCAGGGATTGGCTGGGGCAATCGCTTTGGTTGCTAAGCAGCTGAAAACAGTTGAGGCGGATAGTAAGCAAGCCGGGGCGGTCTTGGCTGACGTTTTCCGGGGCGCTGGAGAGGACATTGGTATTGATTTTGTGACCTCTTTGGACACGGCCAACCAAGCAACTGTTGGCCTTATTGATAAAACCAATGAGTACCAGGTTGCACAACTCAGGGCTCTTGAGGCAAACAAAGCCTTTAGTGACACCCTTGTTGACATTTCGCAAGCTTTGGGAGGCGCTGGTACTGACCTAGACACGGTCATTACTGAGATTGAAACCCAATTGTTGCGTGTTCTGTTGTTGGCAATTGAGAACGTTAAAGACCTGGTTGAGCAGTTTGAGCCATTGGTTGAGGCAATTGGAGGCATTGCAGAAAGTTTGGGCTTGGCAGACAAAAACGCAACCGGGGCAACTCAGAGCCTTCAATTTTTGGCCAAGGCTGGAGAGCTTGCCAAAAAGCCTTTTGACTTATTTATTTTCACACTTACCAAAATAGGAGAGGGGATTGGATTTGTCGCAAGGAAAACCCAAGAATTTTTTGAGGCTATCTTTTCACCTCTTGATAAGCTGTCTCAATACATTGGCCTTTCAAACAAAAAAACGGCCAAGTCATACCAAGAGTTTTTTGACGTAATTGACGAAGGTCAACCCAAAGTGAGAAAGGTTGGAGAGAACCTGGAGGAGAACAACAAAAAGACTGACGCGGCCACAACAAAAACCAACAGTTACACCAAGTCCCTAAAAAGCGCTGGAGATGCGGCGGCCAAGTTTGCTGAGGGCTCTTTGGCTCAACTCAGGAAAGCGGTACAGGATATTGAGCAAGAGTTTGACCGGGCAAGGCCACAAGACCAAGCCGGACTCTTTGATAAGCTATTGGTTGCAAAGGGCGCATTGCAAGCAGCAGAGGAGGCGAAAGATAGGCTCAAGGGTATAGTTGGAGAGGTCAAAACCATTGCTGACAACCAGGAAAAAGAGTTTAAGCGTTCAACAAAAATAACTGAGGACGGTACAGTAAAAAATGTTGACGTTGTTGAGAAAGGGTTGAGGGTAACTGGAGAATCTTTAATTGGTCGCTTGAGTCAACTAAAAGTTGAAATCAGTGAGGCAAGCAAAGAGTTTTCAGCAGAGGCAACCAGCAACCTAAGGACTGATTTTCAAGTTTCTTTGGACGCATTTGTTGAGGAGGTTGAGAAATTCTTTACCAGTGGCCAAGTATTTCAGGCATTTACCCAAGCAGGTCAAGCAATATCAGACTTGGCGAGTGCTCGTAATGAGTCAGAATTAAAGGGCATTGAGGAGAAATACGCCAAGGACATTGAATTGGCGGGCAACAATGCCAAGAAAAAAGAGCGGCTTGAGAAGGAGTTGGCTAAAGAGAGAGAGCGGATACAAAAGAAGGAATTTGAACAGCAAAAGCGTTTCAGGGTTGCGGCGGCCATTGCAAGCGGCTTGGAAGGGGTTGTAAATATTCTCTCCACACCAACAACTATACCTGATCCTTTTGGGAGCTTGTACAAGGCGGCTCAAATCGCTTTCTTGGCATTCACCACTACAAAGCAAGTCCAGGCCATTACAGCGCAAGAGGCGGCCTTTGGTATGTTCATCGAGGGCAAGAGTCATGCTCAAGGCGGGGAGCGCTTCAACATCAACGGCAGGCCAATTGAAGCGGAGGCCGGGGAGTTTATGACCTCAACGGAGGGCGGCGGCGTTGCCATTGTGAACAAAAAGAACTCAAGACAATTCAAGGATGTTTTGCAAAAAATTGGAGTTGTCAACTTTCCAGGCAAGAAAGCGGTACTCAGTCAGATAAATGCTTATGGGGGCAATGGCATCAAGTTTGAACAAGGTGGCCTTGTGGAGCCAAACTTTACCAGGCTAAAGGCAACAACCGGATTCACTGACGCGGGCGCTTTATCAGTTGCAGAAATTGAGGCAGCCGTTGAACGTGGAGCCCAACGAGGGGTTGCCAATGGCCTCTTGACAACAGTAAGGGAGAACGAAAGATTGGAAGAGGCGGAAACCAAAAGCAAATTATAAATGGAACTCACCATAATAAAACAACCGGGGGCAATCACCCCAAAGAGTACTCCTCTTTATTGGGTCATTGAGTGTGCAAACTTTATGACCGCTCAGGACTCAAATGTAAGTTTCTCAGTTGCGTTTGCTGACTTTGCGGAGGATGGAACGCAATTGCTCAACCTTTTGACGACTGTTTTCACGGTTGATAATGCACAGCCATTTACAACAACTTCGTTCAGGTCAGAGGCAAGCGGAGCCCAAACAGCTATCAACTTTGCCAACATGATAATGTCAAACCCTGACTTTATCAACTATGTTGTGGACATTGATGGGGATACGGCGACCGTTACAGCTGTAAAGCCTGGAGCCATTGAGATTGGGGATTTTGTATTTACTCCAGTGGGGTTTGTTTCCTCTCCAGTTATCACCTCAACAAATGGCTCAAAAGCAGTCAGAACGGGGCGGTTTTTGGTTTACGATATTTACCAGGGGGCAAAGAAGATAGCAGGCCGCAACAGCGTAAATTTTTTGCCTGATGGCCTGAATGGTAAAGCAACCATTTTTTTTGAACAGGGGTTTTTATTCCCTGGTTATGAGCCAAGATTATCTTTGTTGCCTTGGGCTGAGAAAAACTTTTATCTGGAGGTACTTTGGAAAGCGGCTTTGGTCACTCAAAACAGCATTTGCCAACAAGAGCCGATTGAGTCCACCTGGAGCAACTACACCTTGGTAAGCTCTATTTTCCAGGCCAAAGACAGCAATTTATTTTTGAATTACTCAACTTATCCGGTCAAGTGGATAACGGGAAATCCCCTGGAGCGGACTTTGTGCAAGGATGTTTTTGAAGTAGCTGGAATTTGGCTGGAGAATGACGGGACTTTTAGAGATGTAAACCCGTTCAGAGTGGAGTTTAAGGTTGTATTAATTGATGGTTCAATTGAAATGTTGGCCACTTTCTTAAACCCCAACACAAGTAAATTTTGGTTTGTGCCAACTGGTACCCTAAATGGTGTTTACTCAGGGCTCGTTGATGCTGGTATCAATTACGTTGAGATAAAAATAATTGGTTACCTGCCTGACAACTCCCCAACCAATTATTCAGAAGTCCTCAAGCGCTATGTTTCTGATAAATTTTGTGATTGCAAGTTGAACTTGATTTACTTGGGTGACCTTGGTAGCTTTGATACCTTGGGCTTTGGTGAACATCAAAGAGCGCGGCAATCTGTTGGGGTGGCCAATCGCATTTTTGGCCAAGATATTTATTTGACCGACCAGGTACCAGGCCAACGGCAAATTGATATTGTGAATAGTGCGGACTTGTCAGATATTTACAAAAGCAGAGTCATTGGAGAGGCTGAACAACGAAGATTTGAAGAGCTTCAAAGGTCTCCTCAGATTTACCGGGTTGTTGAAATTGAAGGGGAGTTTTTATTGGAGAAATTAAGGGTCAAGCGCGGGGACTTTACGAACGCTGACCAGTCAGGCGGGGCAAGTTTTGAGCTTGAAGTTTCCCCAACGGCCTTGGTAAAATTCCACCAGGTATAAAAAAAGCCCTCTTTGGGAGGGCTGGCAATTTTCTGATCTCAAAAACTACATACAAACAAAAAATGAACAATAAGCAAAAAAGGAAAAAAGAAAGGATGAAACACAAAAGTAAGTCAAGGCAATGATAAAAGCAAAAAATATTTCTGGCATTCCTTCACAGTATCTTACCAACGGGGAGTTTTGGTTTGATTTACCAGCGGATTGGTTACTAAGGAAAAACAAGAGTGTTCAAAATTTGGATGCCCAAAACAAGGTCTCCCAAGAGATTGCCTTGACTTTCTTGTTGGATAGATCGCCCAAAAACAACCTGTTGCTTGCCAACTATACGGAGCCCATACAAGTTGAGATTTACCAAAATGGAGAATTGCTGGAGTTTGATGAACTAAGAGTGAATGACGATTTGCCCAACGGTTTTGATGTTGAAGTTGTTGGCTCTTCATGGGCGGAAAAACTGCAACGCCTCAAGCTTTCTGACCTGAATTTGGGGCAATTCAACTACACTTTGCCAAATGTATTGGCGGCTTGGGCGAATACATCAGCCTTGGCCGTTCCCACTTTAGCCCATTACGGGGGTTGGAACGATGAAGGGAAAGCAACCCGCTAAGATTTGCGCTTTTGGTTCAACATTGGCCAACTAATGAAAGCTTGTTTTTGTGCAATTGGCTGGAATTTCAAGAGCGAATTTTGGGAGACTTGGCCGGGCAATCAGCTTTATACTTACATTTCAGACCGTCTCTGGTACAGTTACGACGGAAAGCAAGACCCTGGACGCGTTGAGGTAAGCTCAAACGTATCATTCAGTTTTGACGGATACCAAAATGATTTGATTTTTCCAATTAAAGATTATGACCCTTTCAATTTGTACAACTCTGTTTTTCTGCCTGGTCAATACCTCTACCCTATCAACGGCCAAGAGGATATTGATTTGATTTTCAAATTGCAAATGCAAATTTTCCTACCTGCAACACCAGCTGACCAACCAGCACCAACCTGGTTGTTGTACCTGTACCAGGATAGGCCAAAAGACGGGGAGTTTTTCAACCCATTGGCGGAGCAATACCAAGGGATACCAGGCGAAGCCCAAACCATAAATGTTGACATAGATTTGAGAATTGAAGGGGTTAAATCTGGAGACTCTTTTGGGATATTGGTATTGTATCAAGATGTAATTACACCCGGTTACATTGCCTATCCTTGGGAAATCCGACCAGGCGCAACCTGTAAATTCTTACCTGATCCACCTAGGTACATAGAAAACGACTCAATACCATTGGGGCAACTTTTGAGTTCAGAAGTGACGGGCTTGGACTTGTTTAAAGCGATTCAGCATTTAATTAGCGGGCATTCAGAACCAAACTTTAGTTCACGAACGGTTGAGTTATTCCCTCCGTACGCTTGTGTATTTGAAGGGAACGCCAAAGAGGGATTTTTTCAGGATAAAATTTTGGACTGGCAAAAGCTCACTCAAGGAAAATCAAGAAAAAAGAAAAACCTTGAGGACAACAAACCGCGATT